CGGGGGGTCAACAATGATAGGATCGTTCGCTATGGAGTACCGCCTAGTGATTTTAGAAAAACCAATAACAACAAATCGTGAGAGGGCAGGGAACCGTTGGGACAGGGCAAAGAACACAAAGCACTGGCGTGAAACCGCCCATGGACTTACCGCAGGAATAATCCCACAACTCACTTCGATGAACGTCACTGTTCAGCCGTACCAGAAACGTGGCAGGCTCCAAGACACGGCGGCCTGTAACCCTTCCGTGAAGGCAGCGATTGACGGGATCGTTGATGCTGGGGTGATCCCGGATGACACTGGGGTGTACTTGCCAAAAATAATTTTCCTCCCATGCAAACGTGGAGAGGATTCACTGGAACTAATTATTGAAGGGGAACCACATGCCTAGGCCATATCGTTTTGCCGATTCTCAGGAACGCGCTGAGTTAGACATTATTAAAGACATTAACGAAACGATCATTAAGAATCTTGACCGCAACAACAAACTGGCAACCGACCGCAAGGAACGAGTCTTGTCCATGATGGGTCGCGGCTGGAGCATGTACGCGATTGGGAAAGAAACAGGTGTGACACCGAACACGGTTAAACGCATTACAGAGTCGGGCAAGAGTGCAGAGTGAAACTGGAAAGGGTGAAGGTCAAGAGCCTGAAGCACGACCCGGTAAACGCTCGTAAGCACTCTGAAAGAAACATTGAGGCGATTAGGGGAAGCCTTGACGTGTTCGGTCAACAACGCCCGTTAGTGGTTTGGCAGGGAATCGTTATTGCCGGTAACGGCACGTTGCAGGCGGCTAAGGAACTGGACTGGGATGAGATAGAGATTGTCCGTGCACCACACGCTTGGAGTGCGGATGAGGCTAGGGCTTATTCCTTGGCTGATAATCGCACGTCGGAACTTGCCGAGTGGGATGACAAACTTCTTGCGGATCAGTTGCTGGAGTTAGATTCTGTCGGGTTCGATATAGGTGACTGGGGGTTCAGTACTCTCGTACCACCGTTAGATCCTGAGCCACCGAATGATCCTTTTGTGAAGGTTGTTACCTGCCCGGATTGTGGGCTGGAGTTTGTTCCGAATAACTAAGGAGTAGATATGGTTAAAAGTAAGGGCATGGACGTTGTTGCGATCCCGCTGGATGATCTTGTGTTGGATGACAGGAACGCTCGTAAGGGCAACGTGGCTGTGATTATTGAGTCGTTGAGGGAGTTCGGGCAGCATAGGCCGGTTGTTGCTCAGAAGGGCACGAATAAGGTTATTGCCGGTAACCATCTTGTGAAGGCCGCGAGGTCTTTGGGCTGGACTGAGGTTGAGGTTCTGTTTGTTGATGATGATGACAAGAAGGCGTTGCGCCGTTCGTTAGCGGATAACGCTGTGGGGGATACGGCTAAGTGGGAGAACGATTTGTTGGTTGAGTTGCTGGAGGAGGTTGGCCCGGTTCCGGGTTACGATCAGGATGCGTTGGATAAACTTATCGCTCAGACTCAACCAAAGTTGCAGTTTGAAGATCCAATTTTCCCGATTGTTGCCCGCCCTAATGAGAAGTATGACTACGTTTTGATTGTCGCCCAGTCGGAGATTGACGTGAACTGGTTGCACCAGACTTTTGATCTTCGAGTGGAGCAGTCGTACAAGTCCAATAAGACAAGCCGGTCACACGTTGTCTCTGTGGAACGGTTGCAGGGGTTATGGGAGAAGTAACGATAGTTTCTCCTAGTCATCAAAGGGCTAAAAGTTTGACGAGTTACAAGGCCGTCGAGGGTCTGATTGTTTGCGTTGAGCAGTGTCAGGTGGAGGATTACCGGAAGCACAATCCTGACGTGGAGATCGTGGCTCACCCGGACTCCGTGAAAGGTATCGCGTCTACTCGCCAATGGATTTACGAGAAATGGGGGGACGTTTTTATGGTGGATGATGACGTGAGTTCGTTCACGTTTCTGGGCACTGAGTCGGGGAAGGCTGAGAAGGTGACACCGGCAGGGGTCAGAGATCGAATTGTGTCGCTACACGGGGAAGCGGAAGCGATAGGGGCGTTTCTGTATGGTTTTGGTATTAGTCCTAACCCAATGTATTACGACCCTATGAACCCGCTTAAATTGACGGGCAACGTTCATGGTAACGCTTTGGGGATGCGCCCAAGTCCTTACCTGTACTTCCATGAGGGGCTGTGGATGTTCTCAGATATATGGATCTCAGGCTTGAACGCCTATTTTCATAGGAAGATCCTGAAGGACACGCGATACAACTGCGTCATGCCTGCCATGAACATTATGCCGGGGGGAATGGCTCAGGAGCGCACAAGTCTCCGAAGGGATCAAAGTTGGAAAATCATGCAAGAAAACTTTGGTAGCGTTTTAGTGGATTCTGACTTGAGTGAGGCTTTCATGTCAGTGAGTGTCCCGTGGTAGGAGACATGGTGAAGATCCTCACTCCTTCGCATAACCGGGCTGGGAAGGTGAAGTCTTTGAAATGTGTGGAGGGTATCGCGCTTCTGGTTTCTGAGTCTGAGGTGGGTAAGTATCGGGAGCATTACCCTGACACGGAGATCGTGGGTGTCCCGGATGACAAGAAGGGTCTGTCGGCTGCTAGGCAGTATGCGTTGGAAACTTTTGGGTCTATTTTCATGGTGGACGATGATTGCCCGAAGGTCAGGGACATGATGTGTGAGGGTGCTGTTTATCTTTCGCCTGTGGAAGCCCGTGACTTGATCCAGAACACTGCTGCCGGTGCGGAGGAGATGGGTTCGTATTTGTTTGGCTTTTCCCACGTCCCGTTTCCCATTATGGCTAACCCAATGGACCCGTACACGCTTAAAGGGCATGTTCAGGCTCACAGCATAGGGATCTTAAAGGGGTCAAAGTTGTGGTTCCATCCTGATGTTCCGTTGCATGACGAGTATTGGATCAGTGCCTTGAACGCTCATCATCACCGCACGATCTTGAAGGACATGAGGTACTACTTTCAACAGATTGGCACGTTCTCCAGTGAGGGGGGACTGTCGGATCAGAGGACTATGGCCGCGACGAAAGAAAGTTGGCTTTTCATGGAGCGTCATTTCGGGATGGTGTTCAAACAAAAAAAGGACTCTCATCTTGGGAAGGTGCATAACTCTGAGCAAAGATTTTTGGAATTACCGTTCTAAGAGTTGACACGACTGGGGCAGAATAGTACCGTGGGGGTACAACTACGAAAGGGGAAACATGTCAGATCAAATGCCACCTACCGCAAGGGGATACAACTTCGGGGAAGTCTCCTCCTCCATGCAAAAAGCCATACGCAGAAGTAACGAGCATGAAGCCTTATATTGGGCGACAGAATTAGAGCAGTCAGGCTACGGCGGGTACGTCTGGAAAAGACTCCTCACAATTACAAGTGAAGACATAGGACTAGCAGAGCCTCACCTAGCCGCAACGATGACGGCACTATTCAACAACTGGGAAGGACTAAAGAAAAAGAAAGAGAACGGCCGTCCGGAGAAACTTTTCTTAATCCACGGGGTCATGTTGGCGGCCAGAGCCAAGAAGTCACGGGCAGCGGATAACGCAAAAATCTTTTTCTATAACCATGAATTAGTGGAACGCCTTGAGATCCCGGACGAAGCACTAGATCAGCACACCCTACGCGGGTACAAAATGGGCAGGCGGCTGGAACACTTCGCTGAGGAGGGATCACACCTAGAAAATGAAAACACAGACGTTGAGGATCATTACAGGGATCGTGTAGATACTTTCCTACGAGCAAAAGCCCCTAACCTCCCGTACAGATATATTGAACCCGAAAACCATTCTGCAAGTGTTCAACCTGACCTATTCGCATAAAACATTCGAGGGAGAACCATGAAAATATCTATGCCGCCACAAGAAACGTTCGCGTTGCAATCCATCATAAACAAAGCCTCTGTCATCATTGAATACGGCAGTGGAGGCTCAACAATCTACGCAGGGGAATCAAAAGCCACCGCTGTGATAACAACCGAAAACGATAAGGAGTTCCTGCAAAAAGTCGTTGACGCATACAACACTGACGGGCCTCCACTTTACACCGCCTATGTGTATTTAGGTGAAACAAAAATGTGGGGGTATCCGATAAACAGGGAACACGTTGGTGACTGGCATAAATACCCAAAAGCCCCGTGGGAAATCGCACAAGAAAAAAACCTATTACCGGACACCGTTATTGTTGACGGGAGACTCAGGGTAGCGTCGTTCGTTTACTCAATCGGCATGGCCGCACCCGGAACCACCATTTTTTTTGATGACTACCTCAAACGTAAGGAATACCACGTTGTTGAAAAGTTCATCATCCCAGATCACATAGTAGGTCGCGCCGCCATATTCACGAAAAGAAAAGAAACCCTCCAAAAGGACTTGTTTGAAAAATACTGCAAAATCTCCCGATAACCGGAACCTAAACGTAGGTGTACGCTCATGTCATGGCTAAAAGCAAACTAAACCCAGAAAGACAGTCCAGAATCGTAGAGGCCCTCACGCAAGGGAACTACATTGAGACAGCGGCACGGTACGCAGGCATAACCCCGCAAGGGATGTATAAGTGGCTGAACAGGGGAAACGCTGAACGTTCCCGTATTTACGACGGTGAAGAACCTGACCCGAAAGAAACCATGTACGTTGATTTCGTTGAGGTAGTAGAAAAGGCCCGTGCACAGGCTGAAATGCGAAATGTTGGCTTGATCCAGAAGGCGGCTGTTGACGGGACGTGGCAGGCCGCAGCGTGGTATCTGGAAAGGTCTTACCCTAAGCGTTGGGGTCGCAGTGACAGGCTTGAGCATACGGGTGCGGATGGTGGCCCGGTGGCTGTGCAGGTGTCTATGGATGAACTGGAGGAGAAGGTTGGTCAGTTGTTGGCCCATAGGGGTGGCAAGAAAGAGTCGTAATGTCTTTGGTTGACGAAATCCTGATTGCTAAGGAAGATGAACGTAACCGGGTGTTTAAGGGTTTAACCCAACCGGAACGGGTCACGTTGCTTCTCGCTATGGATAACGAGATCAACAACCCGTGGGGGCAGTACCGTGCTGACCCTGTGGGTTTCGTTACTGGGGCACTGGGGGAGCAGGTGTGGTCGAAACAGGTGGAGATACTTGAGTCGTTGAGGGATAACCGGCGTACCGCTGTCCCGGCTTGCCACGCACCGGGTAAATCCCATATTGCTGCTCGCGCTATCGCATGGTGGGTGGCAGTTCACGACCCGAACACTGTGCGGGTAGTGACTACCGCTACGACGTTCCGGCAGGTGAAAGGTATTTTGTGGCCGCACATTAGACGGATTGTGCATGAACATAATTTGCCGGGTGAAGTCCTCACAACGGAATGGAAAATAGACAACATTATTGTTGCTGACGGTTTTTCCCCTGCCGACCATAATGAGTCTGCCGTTCAGGGTATCCACTCAGAGAATCTACTTATCGTGGTGGATGAGGCGGGGGGTATTTCTAACACGATTGGGCAGGCGTTAGAGGCGTTGATGACAGGTGGACACACCCGTTTGTTGTTGTTGGGTAACCCGCCGACAGACAACATGGGTTCGTGGTTTGAGAGGGCTTGCGGCAACGACTTGTATAACGTTATTCCTATCGCGGCCCGTGACACACCGAACTTTACTGGGGAGAAGATAGGCCCGTGGGGGAAGAACCTCGTTGACTCGGGGTGGGTGGATGAAGTAACCCGAACGTTTGGCAACGACTCCCCGTTTGTGCAGGCCAGAGTGTACGCACGGTTCCCTCGAACAACTTCCAGCGCAGTGATCCCCGTGGACTGGATTGAGGAGGCAACCAAAATACAATCGGAACCGGGTGTTATCCGTCTGGGGGTGGATGTTGCTGCCGATGGTGGTGACGAGTTCGTTATTGCTGAGATTGACGGGGGTACAGGCCGAATCCTTCACGCTTCCAAGAACAACGCTAGTGCGGTGGATGTGTGCGGGATGGTTTTGCAGGAGATCCGTAGGGCTGAAGAAACTCACGCTCAGCGGGGTATCGAAACTCAGGTGCGGGTGAAGGTGGACGCTATCGGTGTCGGTTGGGGTGTGACGAGTCTTCTGGAGGACTGGGGGAGGGAGGGGAAACACAAGTCGGAGATTGTTGCGGTGAACGTGGCGCAGTCGGCGTATGACAAAGAAAAGTTCGCTAACCAGAGGGCTGAAATGTGGTGGACGATGAGGGAGCGTTTACAGGTAAACCAGTATGGTGTTCAGGATTTAGCGTTGGATGTGGATCACAAGGTGGTTCAGCAACTCTCCGCGCCGTCGTATCGAACGAATTCGTCGGGGAAGATCCAGATTGAATCTAAGGACGACATGAAAAAGCGGGGCGTGAGTTCTCCTGACCGGGCTGAGGCTTTGTTGTTGGCGTTGTTTGAGCCTCCTTCGCAGCAGGTTCATTTAGTGGCCCCGTTGTCTATTACTGGTTCTTCAGGGTGGATTTAAGGCCCTCTGGCTGAGTTTGGTCACGTTGGGGGGTGATAAGGCCGGGGTTTATT